ATGAGAGTTAGTTGCCTTAACAGACACTACTCTTGTTCTATTAACAACTAACTGCGAAGTATCAGCAGTATTGGCAGCCTCCCCTTCAAAGGTTATAAATAAACATCCAACCATTATAGTTTCTCTCCTTAGAGGGGTCAGGTGGCGGTTCCCTTATCAATCTTGCTGCTAACTTTTTCCGTTAGGAAGTGCAATACCATCATAAAAGATGGTAGTAACCAATGGCCCCCGTTAAGGGGCCAAAGGTCACATTTATATCAAAGGTTGCCCCAAACTCTAACTCTTACCATGCCTTCATCCGAAGTACCAGCAAGTTGTGCAGAACCCGTAGAAAGTATTAACTTAAAACTTGTTGCGGATTCATACAACCCAGTTGTACTAATGACCGCTCTAGCACTTTGGCCTATTTCCTCCATACCTGTTACACATACACAATGGAGGGAAGATAGTCCCAACGAAGCAGCAGTTACAGTAATTCCACCCTGAACGTAGTTTTCTACCTCAATGGTAGCATCAACTACATATTCGTCACCTACAGCCTTTGGGGTAGTCATACCCTTATGGTCAGCAAGTAATGTTACAGCATGTGCCATACTTAATCACCTCATGCGCTGGTAATGTTGGTTATCTTACCTTGTCCCTTAAAGAAGGAACAACCAGTCTCAGCAATAGTCCTGAACATTGCTTGGTTGCCTAGTTTGGCAACACCAAAGGGGTTTCCGTGGTCAATTCCATCCTCAAAGTATTGGGTGGGCTTCATCACAGATAGCCACAAATGGTCAGTATCCAAAATCAATAGGTCTGACAACTTATTAGCGGCTCCTTGTCCGGTCTTAGTCATGTCCTTACACGGAATAATGGGTATATCGAAGTAAGTAGCGACCCTAAAGCCGACTTCTGACCCCTTTACACCCCTAACTCCATTGTGGGTAGGGATAATCTCCTTTCGGTCCATAAACCTCTCTTGTGCTTGTAGCAAATCACCAAGATGCTGAATGGTGTCATACCCAGTTAAGATAACCTTCGGTGAACCACCGGCTTCACGGATGTTTCGCAACATATTGTTAAGGATAGTTAGGGTCATAACCCTAGCATCACCAGCAGCATATCCACCACCATAATCAACCTGAGCATCCAAAAAGGACGCTGTAGCATTACCACTCGTCAATTGGCGACTAGTATCACTAAAAATGGTCGTAATGGTCGTAGGTAGCGTGTTTGCAGCAGAAGATGTGTTTAACATACTAGCATCATTCATTGCATTTAACTCAGCACTTGAAGCAACAACCTTCAACAAAGAAGTATATTGTCGTCCCAAATTAGTTAGCGTAGTTGCTTCATCATACTTCTCAAGAGGCATCAATAGCATCTTGTTCTGTACTTCTGCATGGTGCTTACCCATATCCTCACGAATAAGGGCGCGAATATCACCAACGCCATCATCAATCTTTGCCATCTCTAACGCCAATTCTGAGAACTCAAACAAATGAGCCACAGTCTTAGGCGTGGTGCTTAACCTCGCATAAGTTGGTGTTAGGGCTGCTAAGTTACCAGAACCTACAGCCGCGTTTTCTTCTACAGCACCAAGTAAATCTGCTCTTGGGTCATCACTTCCAAATGCACCAGAAGCAACATCGAAGGTGTTTCCACTTCCGCCTGATGCTCTTGACTTTAGAACTCTCCATCCACTTGAAGTGTATGGCCTCTTTGCTATCATAGCCAATGCATTAACTTCTTGGTTAATCATTGACCAAACTTTCTTGCCGTAAGCAAGGTTATACAGGTCACTTACCGCAGTAGGGCCAGCACCGGATAAAATCCCGGATGAAGCATCGTGTGCGGTTCCAAAACCACCAACAACACCTGCGGCCTTAAGCAGCGAATTACCTGAACCACCCCTAATACCATAGGTAGCGGCTTCCAAGTCTCTCATTGTCTTAATATATCCACTCATATTAATCAGTCCTCGTATTGAGCCACAAAGTTGTGAATATCTCCCCAAGACATATTCTCTACGTCAGGTACTTCAATAGTCACTTCTTGTGCCTTAATAATCTCATCGTTCTTAGCGGTCAAACTCTTCCTCAAGGACTCAAACTCTTCCTTTAAGTTAGCAACCTCAGACGCAGCATCGTATTCAGAACGAGTAACAGTGGCCTTTCGGACATCTTGCTCATTCACAAACCTAGACTCAAATTGGGTCTTTAGCGAATCATACGCCATCTTCTCCAATTGTTCTGCCTTAAACGCTTCGTAGGCTTTCTCTATGTTTTCCACAGATAGGTCTAAGGTTGAGAAATCAGTATTATCCCACTCCTTGTATAGTTGGCCCAACTGTGCGCCTTGTGGGTGCTTCTTTGCTGTTGAGTCATGGTTCGGTAAACGACCATCCTCAACGAATCCTTCAGGCCCACTTTTCCCTTTGGCTTCATCATCGAAATCAGCATACTCAGCATCTTCTGTATCATCTGCTGTGTCTTCTGCTTCCGCATCTTGGGCTTCAATGTCATAATCGGACTCTTCAACATCTGCATTGCGTGCAGGTGCATCTTCTTCCAATGACACATCATCCTCTTCTTTCTTCAAGTCATTAACTTCCTTCATCAGGTCGTTAAGTTCTTCCAACGCTTTTTCCAATCTTTCGGTCATATCGCTTTTCTCCTCCTTTAAAATGTCAAACTTTGCTTCCGGGTTTATTCCTTTTTCACAAATTGTTACTTCATGGAGTTCTAATTTTTCTATCTCGTTATACTCACCTAGTTCATCGCTAGTTTTTTGTTTCTTTGATAGTGCTTGTCCACCTATACTAAATGAACGGAGAGTTCCTTTTCTAATCCCTCTTGAAATTTCTTTTGCTTTTTCTATGTCATCTCGTAGTTTAATTACAACATAAAATCCTACATCATCTACTTGTGTTTTGTGAAGTGAGCCATGTTTATCTCTATACTTCTCTATTACATCTCCCACTTGAACATTTGAATGATTTGACATTACATTTCTATATTTGGGGATTTCCATGTATTTTTTAACTGCATCTTGTAAAGCATCTAAGGTTATTAAGTCATTTTGTTTATCTACTATTTCTATTGAAGCATAACCACCAATAACTAAATCATCTGATTTTAATATACTAAAGTTTCCTTCTGTATGAGACTTAAGCAATTGGGCTTCCGACACAACATCACTTCCTGACTTGACTATATGAACGGAGCGATATTAGGCAATTTGCATGGTTAATTTTTTATGCCTATCGTCAGTAATATCCCATATACCTTCATCTTTACTCTCATCTAGCATCTTTTGTTTAACTCCTGTCCAAACAAGCCATTTATCTTGTTCTTTTACAGGTACCACTCTAAAGTGCAATCTAGTATCAAACTTATTACCATCTATTCGATACTCATGATAACCATGTCTTTGTGCGCCTAATGTAATTTCTCCCTTATCTAATAATTTTTCTGCTTGTGACACTTCACCAATTTCTGCAGGAAACTTCCCAGATTTACCAAACAGATTAAAAATGTCTTCTGCATCTTCAATATCAATAACCCAAAGTAAAGTTTTATCATTAACATTTATCACTAATTCAATGTTTTTGTCCTTTCTCATTAGTAATTTAAACTCTCCTGTTTTTGATTCTGAAGACCCTTCTTTTATTAATTTATCCTTATTTGCAGTAAAATGTTTATTTGGTAATCTAATAAAATCATCAAAATCATTCATCCAATTTTGTAACTTTTTAGTATCATTATCCCATAAATCTTCAGTTAAGTTAGGAATATTTTCTTTACAAACTTTCATAATATTAGCAACATGAATTCCCTTTTCATCTTCATCTTCCTTGTGAAGATATTGTTTAATAAAAACTCTAGCCTCCGCAGATTTTGCTTTAGTTATTTCTGTTAGTTGTTGCTTCCACACATCTATATCTACTAAAGCATTCTTTTCCATTAAAGAATCTCCATCAAATCCATAAATTGTAAATCCATCATAATTTGATTTCATTATTATATCAGCACTACCATGAACGCCATCTGTAATTGTATATTTTAATAAGGCATCTTGTACATCATACTTTAAAGATTTCCTTCCTTCTTTTGATAATAAATCTAATGTAATTACTTTTTCTGGAGTGTCCACTTCGGGTATTTCAATTACCTTAGCGGTGTATAAACTATATCCTCCATTTGACCTTTTAACTTCATCTACTTTAACTCTAACAATGTCTCCAACGTCTACATTTTCTTTAGTATTTAATGCTTTACCCACCTTTAAGTAAGTTACACCATTTAATTCTGTACCATTATATTCTCTTGCTTCTTCTCCGGTTAATGGTCCGACACCCAGAGAATAGGAATAAAGATTGGACTTTGTAGATTTCTTTTCTAATACAATGACATCTAAATCTACATATTTTTTCATTTTAATCCATTTAGGATTCTTTTTAGCCCCCACATAATAGGTGGATTCCAAGTCTTTAATCACAACCCCCTCAGAAGTGGGTAAATCCATAATATCCTTACTATACTTTTCTATTTCTTGTAGTGAATCTGCTATTCTTGTATTTTTCTTTGATGGAAAGGACAATTCATCAGATGAGTGCTGAGACAATTGATAAAATAATGTATTTATTCTTTCTCTTAGAGGATTTTCCATTAGGTTATCACCTTCATGATTTAATACATCAAATACTTTTGCTTTTAGTGTAGCATCTTTGTACTTATCCTTGAAAAGATGAGCAATAGTATCTGCTCTATGTAATGGCTCATCATTATCATATAATATTAATTCAGCATCAAAAATGCTATCCCCAAATTTCTTTGCCTTAAGTTTTTCTGCTACATTTTTACATTTATCTGTAATATCCTTTTTATTGTATGTATATATTTTGACCTTGTTATCTATTTTATGTAATTGTATTCTAATACCATCATATTTTTCTTGAACTAGCCACTCTCCACTAAAGCCTTTTAATTCTTTAATATCATTTACTTCAAAAATTCTATACATAGGTTTATTAGGAGTAATAAATTCAATTTCTGATTTTTCGTCTTTACTTTTCTCAGCCTTTTTAATATCTATTGCTACTAATTTATCCCAATCTTCTTCATTTGAATCTATTAAATAAACTTCCCGTAATAAATTTAATGCTCCCTTAAATTTAGATTTAACTTTAGAAGTGTCTTTATCATCTCCATAATGTTCAATTATGTAAATAGGAATATCACCCATTCTAAGGTCAAGGCCCATAGCCCCCTCGGTTATGGCATCGGGTCTGAGGTCTTTCGCTTCCCATGATGCAGAAGGAATGCTATGCGCGTGTGTGCGTAAGGCATAATGTATAAACATAGCATATATAGTGGGTTCCTTAACGAGTGTTGCTATAACTTCTTCACCCAATTGTTTAGCAAAAGGGTCATTTAATTCATCAGAATTATATCTAAGTTTTTTAATTGAAGCATATAATTCTCTAGCATTATGTGATTCAGGGTCTAGTGTACTTTTACTAAATACAATCTCTTCATCTAAATAACGCTTCATTTCAGTAGTAAAATTGCTAAGTCCATCAAAGTCATTTCTTATTTTTTTAACTGAACTTCGCCATTGTTTACCATACTCTTTGGGGTCTTCTTTCGCAGATAAATATTTATATCTAATATCCTCATAAAAATCAAGGACACGCTTCGCTAGTCCTGTATTTTTCTTGCGAAAGAAAACTCCAGAATGCGGCATACTTACTCTTTTCCAAAAGGTTCACGAATGCCATCAGGGTTATCTATTGTTTCCTTAGAAGCCTTTGGCTTTTTTAATTTAACAGTCTCACCCTTTGGGTCATCGGCATCAAACGCTTGGTTTGATAACATTGCAATAACCTCAGTAGTTTTATCTTCTGCGGCTTTAATTACTTCTGCCAATTTTTCTTCTTTCGTCACCTTTCGTGGAAATCCATCATCCATTAAAAACCACCTTCTATCCTTGCTACCATATCATTAATTTCTTTCCAATCCATCTTTGATATATTATCTCCATCTATTCCCACATTAGCAACTGTGGGAACTGGAGTATTAACCGTTACAAAACCAGACTTCATTAAAATGTTGTCTTTGTTATACACGGCTTTTTCCAAATCATTCACCTTATTTACTATCTCTTTTAAGAGTAGTAACATTTCATTGTCTTCACTCATCTTTTTCATCTCCTAAATCACCCTTACTCTTTGGATATACCATCCCTCGTAATTGACGATATAGAATCTCATAATCTTTTCGCATTTCTGATGCAGCAGCCACTAAAGCCAAGTTTGTTTCAGAATACTTTTCCATTTTCTTTTTCTCAGACTTAGTTACACCTAATCCATCCAATTCTGAAATTAAATCTCCTAGTTTAGTGAAGTCTTGTCCCATGTATTCCGAAGGTTGCACAGACTGTAACAACTTTTTTATCTTCTTTTTCTTTTTACTATCAACCTTTTCTAACAAAGGGCTATCTGCTTTTCTAATTATGTCTTCCCAACTCACCTTCTCAACTCCTCTAATTTTCGTTCTGCTCTATCTATAACTTCTTGAATCTTTTCTTTTTCATCATCTTCTGCTGTTTCTAATTGTTCTTTTGCATTCTCAATTTCTTCTCTTACTTTATACTTATGTCTTTCTCTTAAAGCCTCAATATTTGGAAGAGGGTCATATTCTGTTTTATAACCTGTTGCGGAATGGGGGTCTTTAACTTGCCTTTTTGAATGTGTTCTTTCTGTAGTAGTTTCTCTTTGTGTTTTTCTACCCTCTTCTGATTCGGTTAGTGCTTCTCTTTCTTCAGCATAGCGTTGGGCCTCCCATTCTTTTTCGGCTTCTGATTTAGGAGCATTAATCTCTTCGCGCTCCTCTTTATCTCTTTTCCTTCGCTCTTCTTCATTTGCCTCTCTTTCTTGAACATTTCTATCAGCCTGTTCCTTGTAGGTACTATATTCTTTAATATCTTGATTTATTTCTTTGTATTGTTCCATTATTTTAAGGACTTGTGGTAATTGTAATTCTTGTGTTTCTCCAGTTTTAGTATTTATTAACTCAGATAAAGTTCTAATGGCCTTAGATAAAGTAAGAATCTTTTTATAAATTTCTTCCAATTCTTCTACAAATTTAATTATTTGTTCTCCTCTAAATTCATGGAAATCTTCTTCTTCTTGTTCCTCTTTATCTAATTCATCCCAATTATAATTAATTGCTTCATCTAAGGCTTGAATACTCCACTCTTCTTCATCATCTTCTTCAAGAAGAAAATCATCAATTATTTCTTCCCAGTCTTCTCTAATTAAACCATTTAATTTTGTTATTAACTTAGATAAATCGTTGTGTGATGTATTGCCACTATATTTATATGTCTCAGATAGTATGCTTTTTTCTATTTGAACCAGAGTTTGCCTTTTTCCTTTTTTCCCTTCAATTCTTGCTACTACCGCCGCTAATTGTTTTGGATTAGGTAATATTTTATCAAATTCTGCTTTAATATATCTTTCAAATTTGTAATAAAGAGAAGACTTTCTTTTCTTAAGACCATCATGTTCTATTAATTTGTTTACAATAAGAGGGTGAACTTGTTTTACTTCTTCCTTGAACATACTATTATTTAATTTTACCAAAAATCTATCATCCAATACTTTCTTTTCTTTTAAAGCATCTCTATCAAAATCAGTTATATTCTTATCAGTTTCTAACGCAATTAAAACATTATTCAATGCCTCTTCTTGAAGACTAAACTTTCTACTTACTGGCCTTGTTGTCTTGCCCCCTATCAAAACTTTAACTACACCATCAATTATTTTCCTATCTTCAACATCCATATATTGTTTCAGTCGTACTAAAGAATCTCGGATTAATGAAGGGTCACTAATAGACACATCACCGGGTTTTCTATATAATAGTTGTCTTGTTTTTGAATGTCCCATTGCTCTCCTTGATTCACTTAATTGTCTCCTTGTCCAAGCAATCTGAGGTAAATTTCCTTTTGGATTATCTACATTAGTTCTTAGTGTTTGATACTTTTGTATTGCTTGTTGTATTACTCTTTTAACATCTTTTAAAGTAATGTTTGATTTTGCTAATAATCTAGCATTATCTTTTCTTTTTATAATACGATACAATTCTGTTTCCATAGTTACTGCTTTTGTAATGTCTTCTTTTAAAACTACGTTTAAAGGCTCATCGCGTTTCAAAAGTGCATCCAAAAACGACATATAATTACCACGGAATATTTTCCTTTCGCTTACGGGTTGCTTTTTGATGTGTTATTACATCAGGTATATGGTCAGGCTTTTTTACTTCTGTTGTAGAGGGGTCTGTACCCACTAAATCATATGCCTTACTTTCATTCACTTTTAATTCATTATTAAACCTGTTAATCTTCTTAACAAGTTCTTTTTTTGCTTCTTTTATTTCATCAGTCATTTTTCTTTCTCCTGAATTCTGTTGCGGCTGCCATGTCATCCTACTCGCCTTTCTGTTCTTTTATCAACATTTTTATTACCTGCATCAGCCGGTAATCCTGCAAATCTTTTATCCGGTCCTGTAGAGATAGATGGCTTACTTCTCTTGAACGCTGGTTGTTCTGCGTCTTTCTGTCCATAGCCTCTTGCTTCCATGTCTTGTCCTAAGTGTTGAGCGTCAATGTTTGTGCCAGCATAGGGGTCTTTTTCATAAGGTTCTTCTTCCCCTCCTTGTGGTTGTTCACCTTCCTTTGGCATTGGTTTATTATATGAAAATCTACCTTCATCATCCATCTCAACTTCAAATCCAAGATTCTTAATAGCAGCAGCAATACTAACATCGAGTTCTCTTAACCTTTTACGAGCCAATTCATCCTCTTCTTCTGATGGCGGCAGTTTTAATTTCCAATCAGTAACACCAAATTCTTTTGTTACAAAAGGCAAAACATAATTATTCCAAATAGTTTGAGCCACTTCTACAGCACGATTAGTAACAAGTATTTGCATACCTTCATTATTCAATCCTCCACTAGCAGAATTGTCTGCCATGAAAATATTGCTAACTCCATAAAAACCAGAAATCCTTGCTCTCAAGTCATCCTTAACAGCAATGTAATCCATTTCTTTTAAACTATCCAAAAACTTAATCCATTCAATTGAACCCTTGCCATTTTCTGCTTCAATACCCATCACAGGAATAAAGTGGGGGTCTTGTTCCATCTTCTCTTTGACACCACGCCAAAAGTTTTTCATTGAATCTATATTTCTAGTTTGTACTGCTAACAATCCTCTTGGCATTCTTTGTTTAGCATAAGATGAATTCACATAATTTTCCATAGCAATTAAAGTTGTTATGTGATTCCAAAGAGTTATGATTGGTGCTAATCCATAAAGCCTACTTGGATTATATTTACTGAAATGTAATACTTCTCCCTTGATATAGTATTGTTCTTCGCCATGCGCTCTATTGACAAAATAAACAGGATACAAAGGACTATTACATTCCTCACAAATTTCAGTTTGGTCGGTACTAATAAATTCTCTATGTCTAATACAAGTAAATCCTTCTATTCCTTTTGTTCCCCTTTCATCTGCATAAATAGCCATTGTTACAGGGTCACCCCTATACATTTCTCTAATCTTATGCATTTTTATTTCACCATCAGTATCTATGTAATATTCCTTAACAAGAATAATATAAGCATCATCCATAATATTTAAATCGTCTTCTAATTCTTTCATAATATCTATAAACATTTGGTCAGATTCATTTATATAGCCGTTTAAAAATTTATCTGCATATTTTAATTGATTAGGGTCAGGCTTTTGTAAGTTTTGTGAGTTACAATCAGCACAAGACGCTACAGGTGATTGGTGTTTTTTACCACAATCTTTACACTTAGCAATGAATTCTTCTTCCCATTTATAGCCCCTTCTAAATATTTCATTTTTTAATTGATTAGTACAAGTTCTAACTATAACTGATTGTTGTGCTACATGATATAAAACAGGAGAAGTCATCATGTAAGTGTGGCTTTTTTCTTGAATACCGGGATTAAATACTTGTCTATCCTGTGGTCTAGGAGTCTTTCTCCTAAACAAATTTCGTATTGAAAATCGTCTTTGTTCTTCTACCATTATTACACATCCATTTTAGAATTTTCCTCTAATTTATTTATATTATCAATATCTATATCCCATTCATGCCAATCAAACTTACTATTGTCTCTATGGTTGTGATATTTCATTAACTTAAATAACTCATCCTTTCTTTGGGGATACCATTCTTCTTTTTTATTGTGTTTCTTTATTTTAATTAATTCTAACAAAACCTTTGCGTTTGGCCCTTTCATTCTAAAATGTGGCATACATTTTGTAAGTAGTTTCTTTACATCATTTGCTGAATAAAAATTTAATCTATTAACTAGTCTAGTATCTTGTGGGGATTTTTGGTCTAAATGAAGTCTTCCTATACCTAACGATTTTTTCATTTCTAACATAAACGCTTTTCCTCTATCCCCTGTTGCTACTAAACCTACTCTTGGATTGTGGTTTTTGTCCATTGTAATGTAACCATCAGAATCTATAAATGCCGCAGTATAAGACCAAATGTTCTTTTTAATATCATCATTGAATTTGTAATAAGAACCATCTATGCCAGTAATATTATCCTCAGTTGCCAATTTTGCTATAATCTGGGGAGAAGTTTTATCATGCAAACTCTTATTTAAAGAATCATGGATTTCTCTTGCAGAAATTCCCGGATTAGTGCAAACTGCTTTGAGTATTTCTGACTTGACTAGTGACTTGGTGGAGGGGTTTATAGAGGTTTCCTTTAAAATTGCCTTAAATTCTTTCTTTGCTGCTGTAGCCTTCTTAAGATTGCTAGAATGCTCTTTACTATACTTTATATCTTTATTATCTAAATTTGCCTCCCAATTTTTGCATAAAGCATCAACCACCCTTCTTCTCATATCCTCATCTTGAATAATATTTAATTTAATCAAATCAGTTTCATTATAATTCATATTACATAGAGGAACCTTATACTTTTGAATCCAATAAATATTATCAATGCATTTATTCAGATAATCAGAATATCCCGTTATTAAATTGTCAATTGCATTAGTAAACTGTATTTTTTTCTCTCCTTTCAGAGTTCTTCGATACATTCTCATTTCTTTTACAATTGAAGGAACATCATTTCCTTGAATCTCATATTTTTCTGGATATGTGGTTAAAGCCTTTTTAGCATCGGATAAATTGAGTTCATATTCATTAGCATAATCTTTAACAATGTCTTCATGGCTTCTAATGGGTCTATTTGTAAGCCAATCCATTGTTAATTTGGTATCTATTATTTTTTCCTCTTCACGCGATAATTCTGCCTTTCTTCTCTTAATTTCCGCTTGTGCATCTAAATCGTCAGCCTCTTCCTCTTCTATTTTTGATTGTATAACCATAATACATCACCGTCTTAAAAATTTAGCCCAACCATTCCCGTATTTAGGGTCATTAGAGGCTCCTGTGGGTCGTCAAAGAGTTCCATGTCGTCAAGAAGCATAAAGGCT